TTATGGGTAAGGTGAATGAGTGGGTTGTAAATCAAGACGGAAGTACAGATTTTACTCGCGGCGCTGAGACCGAAGAATATAATAACGGCGTTAGAGAAAACGCTCTTTTAATTAAAAAGATTTTAGCCTCAGACGTTTCACTAGCCACTGTTCGCTACGACTGGCAGTCGGGTCAGGTATTTACCGAATATGATAATACCAAGCCCATGGAGGGGATGCAGTTTTACGTTCTGTCAAGTTCAAATAACGTCTATAAATGCCTATCCAATAACGGCGGCGCACCCTCTACCCAAGAGCCTTATGGTAAACCTTACGACGTTTTAAGAACCATTGACGGATATCTTTGGAAATATATGTACTCAATCCCGTCTTACAAATATACAAAATTTGTAGATGCTGGGTATATGCCAGTTCAGAACTCTAATTCTAATAGATTTTATAATAATGGCTCCGTTGATTATGTAAATGTTATTGATGGCGGGTCAGGCTATTCATCTACGCTTGCAACACAATTAGTCGTTTCTGGAACTACTACGGGTTCAGGTGCGTCGGCTAAAATTGTCGTGGGTACTTATGGGCAGATTACAGGGTTTACCGATATCATCGGGGGCTCTGGATATACTAAAGGTGCAACCATAGTATTTGCCCCTACGTCGGGTGTGGGTGCGGTGCTGACTCCAGTGTTTGCTGCAGGGGTTCTTACGGGGTTTACAATTACCGATGGTGGAGCGGGGTATTCTACGGGTGAAGCAGTTTCGTTGTCAGTCGGCGGGGCGGTTCTAATTCCATCAATCTCTCAAACCGGCAGCATCACTGACGTTACGATTGTAAACGCGGGTGTTGGTTATACTGTTGCACCCACAATTACAGTCACTTCTAGTGGAACTGGAAACGGCATCTACGGCAACGCAACGGCTGTGGTGGAGTGCGCCGAGGCCAATGGCGGTATTGCGTATGTTTACGTTAAAGACCCTGGTACGGCGTATCCTAAAAACACCGAGACTTCTATCACAGTAAGCGGTGACGGTACGGGTGCTAGTTTTAGCCCTGTTGTTATTGGTGGTAAAGTTGTGTCTGTTGTTATTGATTCACCCGGAGTTGGTTATACCTCTATGAGGTTGACTGTGGTCGGGGCTGGGGTTGATGCAAAAGTGTCGCCTGCGCTCAAAACCAATGACTATACGTCAGACCAATCCATTGTGGAACAAACCGCAGTCAAAGGCGCAGTCTATAACGTCAAAGTTACAGTCGGTGGTACAAACTACACCAACACGACCCAGATGACGGTTTCGGGTGACGGAACAGGGTTTAGCGCAGTTCCTGTTATTGTTAATGGTGCAATTTACCGAGTAGATATTATTTCATACGGCTCAGGGTATTCTTACCTAGATATTACCTTTAACGACCCTAACCGAGGCGTTGTTGGTACGGTAACAGATGCTAAGACTTACGCTATTATTTCGCCCATCGGAGGGCATGGGTCTGATGCAATAGCTGAACTCATGGCGACTCAGTTAGTCATCAACACCGAGTTTAGACAGGGTATTGGTAATGAGGATTTAGTTCAAGACTATCGCCAGTACGGGATATTTAAAAACTTGACGACTCCGGTATCAGATAAAATCTTTACCGAAAACTCTAGTATCATCGCGTATAAGGTTCAGCTTACTGGAACAACAACTCCGGTTCTTGATGAAGTGTTGATTCAAGACTCCACCAAAGTAAAGTATCGTGTTGCTAGTGTGGCTGATGGTTATATCTACCTCCAGATACTAAGTAAACGAGCACTTTCTCCATCCGGAACCTTGGTCGCAGCGACTGATGGGTCTAGGCTCTACACGGTGGCTGAGGTTATTAGCAAACCCGTTGTCAATAAATACTCTGGTAAACTACTCTATGTGTCAAATACCCAAAAACTATTCTACACAGATACCCAGGGTATTGTAATTAAAACTGTATTGAAATTCTAAATGACTAAAAAAAATCTGATTTCTGCTCCCTACTATGATGACTTTGCCGAAGACGCTGGGTTCCATCAGATTCTATTCAAACCCGGTGTTTCCGTACAATCAAGAGAACTGACTCAGGCGCAGTCTATTACTCGTAACCAGATTGCTAAGTTTGGTGGGCACATTTTTAAACACGGGTCGGTTGTTGTTCCGGGTAACTCTACGTCCGATTTGAACGTATGTTATGTAAAACTAGGCAACACGGATTACGACGTTAGCACTTTAGTGGGTAAAGATGTTGTGGGTTCTATTACTGGGTTGAAGGCTAAGATTCGGTTTGGTGTTATTCAAACATCGACGCCAGCAACGTTGTATGTTTCTTACTACAACTCAGGGGCTGCTGGTGAAAAGGTTTTCTCCCCCTCCGAGACCCTGACTGTAGAGGGTATTGCTACCGCGTTCACAACCGCTACGGGTACGCCGTGTGGCGGGGCTTCTATGGCCTTTGTAAACAAGGGTGTATTCTTTGTAAACGGGTCTTTTGTTACCGTACTTCCACAGTCTATCGTTCTGAGTGAAACTACAGAGCCTTCATGTCATGTGATGCTCCGGATTGATGAAAGTATTGTTACTTCAGATAATGACGAAACGCTTTTAGACCCTGCGCAAGGCTCCTACAACTACGCGGCTCCGGGCGCGGATAGGTTGAAGATTTCGCTCACCTTGGTAAAGTTACCCCTGGGCTCGGCGCTTTCTGATGACTACATCGAATTGATGAGGTTTGATACTGGGGTTTTGCTAGAACACTCGCGTTATCCAAAATACAATGAGTTGGAGAAGTCGCTGGCTCGTCGCACGTTTGATGAGGCGGGGGATTATGTGGTGGGTGGGTTGACGACTAAGATTCGCGAGCACTTGAAGACTGACCTCAACGGGGGTAAGTTTGCCTCGCCCGTGGGTAATGTTGATAAAATGATTTATACAGTTTCTCCGGGTAAAGCATACATCAAAGGGTTTGAAAACGAGCGCCTAGGTTCTACCGAAATCGTAGCAGATAAGGCTCGTGGGTCTGAGCACGTTTCTAATATTGTTGCAAACTTGGTGCCTTCGTTTGGGCAGTTTTTCTACGTCTCCAATATTACTTCTTTGCCCGACTTTGACCACCGTGAGGTCATAACCCTTCACTCCGCAACTTCAGCGGGTTCGGTTATCGGAACTGCGCGGGTTATTGCGGTAGATTACTTAGAGAGTAACACCACGGATAACAACGCGATTTATAAATTGTTTGTATCCGATGTGACCTTTACGGGCGGTAACTCCACTGCGTCTATTGGTAGAGTTTCTTATAGCTCGGGTTCGATGTCGGTGCTCCACAAAGCATCTATTGTTCTTTCTAGTGCGGCGGATTTTGTCAACGACACGCTACTCACATCGGGCTCTAGGGTTGGTACAATTCATAAGTTTTCCCGAGCCGAGGCTACCCTCTACATCAAACGCCACACAGACACTGTTAGCCTACCAATTGCTAACGACAGCGCTACATCGCCCCAGTCTAGTTGCAAAATTTTATCGGTTGCGTCAGTTGGTAAAAACGCCAACGACAATATGCTCATCAAACTCCCTACAAACTCTACTTACCGAGTCAAGGGCCCAGATTCAGCGCCAAATATTAGCTATAAAATTTACCATAAAGAAATCGTCAATATCGTGGGTGGCGAGGGTGCGTTTTCCGTATCGGGTATGACTATAGACCCTAAAGAGGTGGGGAATTTTATTATCACCTCTGCTGCCGGAATTCACCCAATTAGCGCGGCTACAGTTTCACCCGACGGGTTGACGGTTACGTTTGCGGGTATTTCCCCAGCATCTACCACAATTCATGTAATCTGCGCAGCCACTAAGACTGGGGCAAACGGGGCTCCAAAGACTAAGACTTATTCACCAGCATATTCCGAGAGTGGGTTGACTCCTGCGTCAGTTGTTGCGTTGGAGATGGCGGATATTATCCGTATCAAGTCTATCACCTCTACGGTAAATGGCGACGTCACGGATAGGTTCAAACTAGACAATGGTCAGCGCGACTATGCGTACTTGCCGGGTTCGTTGATTCTTACCGGAACCCTACCCACCGGAACGCTTACTGTGGTGTATGATTACTTTAACCACAACGCGGGTTCGGGTGATTACTTCTCAGTAGATTCTTACGAGTTCTCGGGTCTCGAAAACTACTACGAAAACTCCGTACTCTCTTATAAATCAATCAACACGGGCAAAGTGTATGACTTGCGAGATGTACTAGATTTTAGATGCAAATTGGCCGACGCTTCCACATCCGCTACGCCTCAAGTAGACTCTAGAATTACGACTGGCGTGCAACAGTACGTTGGCCGTATTGACGCAATTGTCATGGGCAAGGGTGGTGTGGTTTCCGCTATTACAGGTACGCCTTCACAAACTCCTAAGACCCCTACTATTCCATCCGAGTCGTTGCACTTGGCATCTATCCGGGTCAGCCCATATACGTTTAGCGTAATGGATAACGTGATAACACCCAAGAGCAATCGCGGCTACACGATGCGGGATGTTGGTGTGATTGAGTCTAGGGTTAAGAACTTGGAAGAGTACGTTTTACTGACTCAGTCTGAGACTTCGGCAGTGAATTACGATATTATCGACGCGGCCACCGGGTTGTCTAGGTTCAAGAGCGGGTACTTGGTTGATGCGTTTAATAATGCAGACACTATTGCCGACGTTTATAACCCAGGGTTTACGGTGACGTATGCTTCGGGCGTGATTATTCCGCAGTTTGAGAGTATCTTTACCCCACTTACTCTGGTATCTGCTACGGCGCAAACTACCAACAACGTTGTGACTATGCCGTACACTTCGGCGGTGTTGGCTTCTCAGCCCATGTCGTCAAGGATTACCAACATCAACCCATTCTCCGTATTCTCCTGGAAAGGAAATATGAACCTAGTGCCCTCTAAGGACTCATGGGTTACGGTTGAGGAGTTGCCCGATAACTATACGTCGTCGGTTGAAACTGTTTATATTACTAGACCCTACGTTCCGCCAGTTCCACCGAGCTCTAGCGCATCCTTCCATTCTAGCGGATCAGTTGTAGATTTTACGTGGGCTTCAGTTGGAACTTCTATTGTTGGTGACTCATGGGGTCAGGTAGGCTCAGATGACGGTGAGGCGGGTTGGGATTCTTGGTCTCCATCTTCTAGCTCCTCCATCGTGGGTGATTCATGGGGTTCCTCGGATGATGGTGGCTGGGGTGGGAGTTCGTCTATCGTAGGCTCATGGAGCAATAGTGACGGCGACTCAAGCAGCAGCGGCGATTAAAGTAGTTAAATACTTTATACACACTTAGTCACAGAATAAAGAACATACACAATATGGCAACACGTCAAGTAAGTACACGCGCTCTGGTAGGGTTAAAATCCCTATCCTTTATTCGCCCCCAGCGGATAAGTTTCAACACAGTAAGCACCAAACCATCAACCCGCCTTTACGCATTTTTCGATGGCGTATCCGTAGACCAATACATTACGCCTACGGGTGGTGCGTTGGGTGGCGCTATTACCACTAATGCTGCGGGTGAAGTGTCGGGGACTTTTGATATTCCCCCAATGACCTTTAACACGGGCGATAGAGAGTTTAAACTCCAGGATGACCCAGTGTACGCGGTATCATCTATCCCAGGGTCTACGGTTGGGTTTGCGACTTCTAATTTCTACACATCAGGGCTTCAAGAAACCTACCAAACCACGATCAATACTATTACTGAAAATGTCGTAGAAATTGTTGCCTCAAATAACGGGGAGGCTGATGGTGGGGGTGATCCACTTGCACAGACCTTCTTTACCTACGGCGTTACGGGTGGGTGCTTTATTACGGCGATTGATATTTTCTTTCAATCCAAGGATTCTTCAATCCCCGTTACCGTAGAGCTGCGTGAAACTCAGAACGGATACCCAGCGGGTAAACGAGTTTCTAGATACTCAACCGTAACGTTGCCTCCGGCTAGTGTTGTTATTTCTCAAACTGCCGCGACTCCAACTAAGTTTACTTTTTCTAGGCCCATTTACCTTGAAGAGAATAAAGACTATTGTTTTGTTCTACTCGCCAATACCAACAAATACAACGTCTGGACTTCTAAACTGGGTGAGACTTCTATTGAAACGGGTAAGTCTATTTTTGAACAACCCTTTGTTGGGAGTATGTTTAAGTCTGAGAACAACGTTACTTGGACAGCTGAGCAGACTGAGGACATTAAGTTTACTCTTTACAAGGCGCAGTTTGCCGTGGGTACGTCTGAGCTCTCGTTTAAAGCCACGGCGGCACCAGTTTTAGTCTATGGTTCTAAGTTCTCCGTTACTTCGGGTTCCCCAGTTGTGACTTGTGAGTTGCCGTTCCAACACAGTTTTAGAACGGGTGATAAAGTGTTCTTGACCGGAAACGCTCTCGCATCTTATAGAGGCATTGCTAACTCGGTAATTTGTGCAACAACGGGTTTTGCGGTAACTACGGTTGATGATTACAAGTTTACATTCTCCGCAGGCGCGTCCGCAACGTCTACGGGTACTTTGGCCTCAAGTGGCGGTTTAGACCGCGTAGACGTTGATCTCGTAGGTTCTGGATATGTTTCTCCATCCATATCGTTCAACGGCGGCGGTGGAACGGGCGCAGCGGCCACTCCGGTTGTCGTGGGTGGTAAGATTGTATCGGTTACGGTGACTTCTAGAGGCTCTGGGTACACATCAACGCCTAACTTGGTGCTGTCTGACGTATCGGGTTCGGGTGCTTTGTTGACGCCAATCTCTGAAACTATTTTCTCGGCTCAGATAAACCGACCATACCAAAACTTTGTTCCTATCGTTACCGTGGATACTCCACCAGATACGGGTGTTTCAAACTCGGTAAAAACTTCTACCAAAGATTACGTTGCGGGTGCGTTTATTGATGCGCCTTTGAATAAAACAGTGCTCACTGGAACCCAGAACGCAGTTGTAACGGCGGATACTGAAACTACAAACTTCGGTACCAATGCGTCTACCCAGATGATTACGCAGTTAGAGACCACTAACCCCAACGTATCCCCGGTGGTGGATATGGGTGAGCGCCCGATGATTAAGTTTAATAACTTTATTGTTAATGGTGCGGCTAATGCGACGTCTGAACTTACACCAAAAAGCGGAACCGCTCAGGCCAAGTACATATCTAAAAAGGTTGCGATCAAAATACCTTCTAAAGACATTCGCGTAATGGTAAATGCTGCGTCTATTGAGAATACTTCGTTTGGAGTGTTTGTTAGAACGTCGTTGTCTAGTGCGGTTGGCGCGCATGAGGATTTGAACTGGGTTCAGCTAGTGTGTAAGACCCCGACTAACACATCCTCTACGTGGGATAAGTTCAAGGATTACGAGTTCTTTACTGAGAGTGGGTTGCCGGTGTTTGACGTGTATGATATTAAGATTGTATTGTACTCGGAAAATAAAACCGTATTCCCTAAAATAAACAGCTACAGCGCTATCGTACTGGCGACTTGAACCCAATTATGCGTCAAGTCGTTGATTCAAATGGCACCCCTATTACGGGGTTATACCGCAGGGCGGATGATTCGTTGGTTGTGGTGGATGACGCAGCTTTTATGAAAAATAAAATATCTCACGAAGCATTTGACGCATTAAATATGGAAGTAATGACGCTCAAACGTCAAATAGAACAAATTTTAGGAATGCTAAATGGCAGAAATTAAATACCGAGAATCCGCTGTTGCTACTATCCCAACTTCAACATCGGCCAAGGGCGCACCCCTTACCAATTTGGAGATGGATGGCAATATGAGGTCAATTCAGATGGACCTGCTCTCAAAAGCGTCTTCATCTTCCGTTACCGCATCAATTCAATCAGTCAACGACTCAGTTATCGCTATGTCTATAGCGTTTGGATAATACATGGCAAATACTTTTAAATCAGTTGGTACCAACGCAATCGGTACAGTAAAAACAACCACATATACTGCGCCCTCAGTTACAACGACAACCGTGATTGGTTTGTCGGTTGCTAATATTTTAACGACCGTTACGTCGGTTGATATTATATTGGGCAAAGGGGCTTCTGAGTTCTACATTATTAAAAACGCACCCATTATGCCTGGCGGTACGTTGGTTGTCGTGGGTGGGGATCAGAAACTTGTACTGGAAACTGGAAATACCATCAAAGTAGTTTCCACGGTTGCTGCGTCAGTTGACGTTATCGTTTCTATCTTGGAGCTCAGTTAATATGTACTTGGGTAATCAGGTTGCGTTTTACGACCCTAACCAATCAAACACAGTTGGCAAAGATGGGTTCTACGATAACACCCAGAGTATCGCCGTTGATCATACAGTGCCTCTGGGGTTTAACTCAATGACCGCTGGCCCAGTGACGGTTGAAACGGGTGTTGTTGTTACAGTTTCTACGGGTTCTACATGGACCGTTGTCTAAGGGATTATAAATGAGTGTATCGATAAATGGTTCGGGTGATATTTTAACCCTTAGTTCGGCAACTTTTACAGCCTCGCCCCTGGGTTCTTCAGGTGGAGCGGGTTTAGTTGGGTTTACCCCAGCGAGTGGTCTTGATGCTACTACGGTTCAAGGCGCTATTGCGGAGGTTGCTACGAGTTTGTCATCCTCTATTGGTGGTGAGGACAAAGTGTTTTTCCAGAACGGGGCTACTGTTAGTACCAGTTACACGATACCTCCTGGGTATAACGCGGGTACGTTTGGTGACGTAACCATAGCCAACGGCGCGACCGTGACTATAACAAACGGGTCTAGCTGGACTTTGGTTTAATTAGGGATAAAGAATATGAGTACACTAAATGCACTGAACATAAGGGTTGGTCAATCTTCAACGCCCGCAAATAATATTACTGTCAATACGGATACTTCGGGTGATTTGGTCTTTAATAAAGGCGCTCCTGGTGCACTGACTGAGATTACCAGAATTAAGAATAACGGTGAGTTGGCGTACACCCCCGCTGGCACTGGTGCGGTTGCTACTACGGTACAAAGTAAGCTGCGCGAGAGTGTGAGTGTTAAAGACTTTGGTGCGGTTGGGGATGGAAGTACCGATGATAGCGCAGCGATACAGGCCGCAATTGATGCGTGTGTTTATACAGAAAGCAAACCATACAACTCGACTGTATATCTGCCTTCCGGGGTTTATAGGCTGAATAGTGGAATATTGTTAAAAAATGCAATTTCTTTGTGTGGTTCTGGTATCAGCAACACTATCATCAATGTTTATGACATTACGAACCCAGCAGTATCTTTGGAATCGTATTCAAATATAGATGGAATCACATTCAAATACCCAAATCAAGTAATATCTGGGACGCCAATACAGTACCCACCTTGCATTTCACAAGCTGCTACGGGTGGGGGCGCAGACTATACAAAAATTTCAAATATCCGTTTTATGAGTACGTATATCGGAATCTCTTTGGGTGTAACAGGGGTTGGCGCGGGAAAAGTAACAATAGAAAACATTGACGGGTTTCCGTATAAAACAGGTATCGAGATTGACCGCTCTTACGACAATGTAAGAATCAACAACGTGCACTTTAATCCGAGTACACAGCCGTTTGGGGACGATCTAAAGAATTGGGTTTTCAATAACGGAACAGCGTTTTTACTGAAACGCGCAGATTCCCCTCAATTGAGCAACATCCTTGCATATGGCTACATGAATGGTTTAAGACTAACCAATAGCCCTATTGGAGGTGGTTCTGCCAATATGGTACAGACAACAAACTTTATTTTTGATATTTGTAAATCACCCATTGTTGTTGATGCCTGTCAAGATGGAGTTTACTTTTCAAATGGAATATGTACCAGCACAAACAACTACCTTTCATTAGGTAGTAATGGAGGTCCCTGTGGCATCGGTGGTGGAGTTGGAGATAATATTTATGTTAATTTCTCTAATGTTTCATTTAGGCATTTTTACACAGCGGCTGTAATTGCAACTGCGAATGTTTACTTTAGCAACTGTGAATTTGACGATTTCAATTACTTAAACACTGGTGGGTTCTACGATGCAATTAACATAAATGCACATAATATTTCTGTAAATGCTTCAAATTGCAGGTTTAACATGGAAGGTAGGTCCGGTTCTAGAGGCATTGTCAGCAACACTGGGATCACTGGCGTTAAGGTTTTTTTATCTGGCTGTGAGTTCAACGGTGCCCATGTCGATGTACAGGATGTTTATCTTTTCGATGACACCTGTAAGTTACATGCTGCGTCTTGCTTAATGCCAAAGGGGTTTTATTGGAACGGTATATATGGTCGCCTTGTTGGTGGAAACCAATTTGGAACGTTTGCAATTCCAAATGGGGGCACTTGGGATAGGGGTGCTAGATTTTTGAATAGTTATCCCGCCGTTGGTGAGCCCAAAGGCTGGATATGCACAGTTAGCGGAACTCCCGGCACTTGGGTAAGCGAAGGCAACTTGTAATGACCACCAACAAAAAAACCACCTACACCCTATTAGCAACCTCGCTAATCATATTCTGGTCAACCATTGTAGTAGTCCTATGCAAACTTTAATCCAACTCCTGAAATCTCGCACCATCATCTTCACAGCTAAAGGAATATAATTACTATGGCATTAAACTTAAAATCACCGGGTGGCGCAGGAATAATCGTAAACCCAGCCCCTACCGCAGTAGATACAACACTTATTTTACCCGCTGTAAATGGAACTGTTGCGGTTGAAGAAGAATTTTCTGCTTCAGGCGGTTCAGGGTTGGTAGGGTATTTGCCGAGCGGCACTGGTGCGGTTGCTACTACGGTGCAGGGTAAGCTGAGGGAGAGTGTTAGCGTTAAGGATTTTGGCGCGGTTGGTGATGGTGTCGCAGATGACACCGCAGCAATAACGGCGGCGATTGATGCTGTGTTCAACGCTGGCGGGGGGACGGTTTATCTGCCCCCCGGAACCTATCTGGTTTCAAGCATAGTCAAAAACTGGACGGGCGCTGTAACCGTAAACATTCGTGGAGCAGGGAAGCGCGTAACAAAGTTAAAAAAGAAAACCGGAACGTTGTCACCTGTACTCGATTTTTCTGCTGATCTTTCCGTGTTGGATGTTTACTGCGAGTTCTCCGACTTTCGGATTGAAGGCAACGCCAAGACAAACAACGGCATTAGAGCAACACGGCTGGCCCGCTGGGTAATGCGGAATCTTCTTATTGAGTCGTGCGATGTTGGGCTTGATAACTTTGGCTCTCTGGTGTTTTCAGCTTACGACTGCACCATTCAATCAAACTTAATTGGATACCGCTGTGTAAAGTCCGGGACTATCCGTGCAAACCTAGTTCAATTCTTTGGTGGCCAGATTGGCGCAAATACGCTTTTTGGCATGGATATAGGCGATGCTGCTGGGGTTCACCTTTATGGCACTGATCTCAGCGCAAACGGCACCGCAGCAAACACCGCAACGGGCGCAATCATGCTTCGCGCATCAATGGATGATGAAACAGGTTACTCATCATGCACACTGAATAACGTGTGGTTTGAGGCCAACTACGGTATTACGCTGCAAACGGAAGCGGTAACTGGGTTGATGTTGACGTTGAAAGACGTTTTCATATCAAGCCCAGAGTCTGGCCGCGCTGCAACCATTGGGGCTATTTTCTCAAGTGAGATTACAAACACCATAGCTGGCGGTACAGGCGACACGATAACTATTGCAGCCGCTAGAAGCGTTGTAATGGGCGGAGTCATTCACACCCTCACCGATACCAGTACCCGATACAGGCATATCAATGTGGGGACTGGCGCAGACAATGTTGACGACACATTCAAAGGCAGCATAAAGCGCCACAAGCTGGGGACGGTGGACTACCTATTTGGTCAATCCTCTCAGATCACGGGCGGTAGCGCAGACGACGTTGAGCATTACCTCTACGGGTCTGGGGAACAGAAATTTAGTGTGGGCGGGGTGAATGCGCTCCGCATTGGTGGCGGGACATTAGGTTTCTACAACGCAACCCCGGTAAACAAACAGACGGTAACTGGGGCAAAAGGAGGAAATGCAGCACTAGCAAGTCTACTGACTGCGCTGGCAAATGCAGGACTAATCACGGACAGCTCGGCTTGATATTAGTCATATGCAAACTCTAGTCCAACTCCTAAAATCACGCACTATCGTATTCGCAATCTTGCTGGCAATCTTGCCACTGTTTGCCCAGTACATCGGTGTGTTTAACCTCACACCAATTCAGCAAATGATTGCCTTGCAAGTTATTGCAACTATCGTAGCCATCTTGCGTGTTATCACCACTCAACCTATCTCTGAAAAATAATAACACCCCTAATAGTTAAATAACAATAACTAAAGGAATATACAAAATATGAGTACATTAAACTCTTCAAACATACAAATCGGCCAGTCAATAACGCCTGCAAATAATATCACTTTAAACACGGCGGTCAATGGTGACTTGGTTGTGAGTAAGGGTGCGCAAGGTGCGTTGACTGAGATTAGTCGTATTAGTAATTCGGGATTGATGGATTCTAGTAAGGTTGGATATTTTCCTGCGGGGGTGGGTGCGGTTGCTACTACGATGCAGAGTAAGTTGCGGGAGAGTGTTAGCGTGTTGGACTTTGGAGTAAATGCCATTCCCGGTACTACTGATATGACCCTCGCCTTCAATCTGGCACTTGAGGCATATAGCTTACATAAGACAGTACGAGTTCCTGCGGGTATATATCTGATAACGGGGACACTTAATCTTGGAATAAATAAAAAACTAATTGGGGATTCCTCAAACAGCACTGTTATCAAGTTTAATTCCACAGATTCCTACTGTATTACAGGCGATGCATACACCAAGATAGAAGGCATTACGGTGCAGAAGTTAAGCGCTGGGGTTGCTACTGGTATCGCAAGTTATACACCTACAGACGCTAATGGCTTTAGAAACGGCAGTCTTAAAGACGTAGTGATTATTGACTTTAACGTAGGCATTGGAAGCACTCGCGGCATTGCTGCTGGGCTGATGTTCAACAATACCTATGAGAGCGTGAGCATTTATAACGCCACTACAGGCGTTCAAATGGGTGCAGGTTCTAACACCAACACTTTTATCAATTGCTCATTCTGGAATTGTGGCAACCCATTGCAGTTGAATAATGTTACTTCACAGATTTTCATTGGCTGTAACTTCGAGAACTCTACGAACTACGACTTTACTGTAGATGCTGGGTATAACATAGTATTTAAGTCGTGTTACTTTGAGCCTGCTACTGGTGGGGTATTCAGCGACTCTACTGGAGCATTTACTGATTGCCACAGCACTGATTTTAAGACACCAACTACTCAGTTTGTAACGTACAGCAGCAACTCGACTATCAGCATTAGAGATTTCACCGACTACAACTTAGGCAGCGCAGCTAGTTATGTTACTCAGTGGTATGCACGAAGCGGTGACGGTACTGGGTATGCCAGCAAAAGCAATCTGCGAGTTCGTGCGGGCACTGCAAAAGCTGATGAGATTACAACCCCTGTAACTCCTTATGGTCCATATACAGGCTCGGTGTCCTTAGCTAATACAGCAACACAAACAATCGTTGATATGGCTGGTGCACCAGTTGGTAGGTACGAAGTCTTTGCTGCAATCCCTGCATCTGGAAGTCCAGTTAACTATGCAGCCTTTGCTACGGTGATGTGGGACACATCTTCTGCGCGGATTGTTGCAAATAACGGCGGTGCAGTAACCATTTCTTTGTCGGGAACAGCCGTAATTGTTACTAACGGGACGGGTTCCACATTTACGTTCAACTACGGATACTTACGCATTGGTGCGTGACTATGACCAACAAAACCACTTACACCCTATTAGCAACATCGCTAATAATTTTCTGGTCAACCATTGGAATAGTCATATGCAAACTGTAATCCAACTCCTTAAATCCCGCGAATGTACCCACTAACCTTCTACGTCAAATCACTCCCACCTGATGTTGGTGGCCGCGCCAATGGTCCAGTTATTCGTATAATGGAAAAGTACCGCCACGACAAAGGCATCTACCGCCACGAACTTATGAACTTAAACCAAACAACAACAATCCAAAATTTCATCAGCTTAATATCTAAACTAAAAACGATAAAATACAAACCGTTTACGATGATGACGTAAATTAGAAATATTTTGATGAACAAACAAACCGATACAAGATAAATAATTTGTTGTACGTTAAATAAGTACAAATAGATTATCGAAAGAACTGCATGTCATATATAGGCTACTCGGGCGCAACCGCAAATATCCAAAAACTGGACACTCTGGTGTTTTCTCCGGGCGCGGACTACTATACCCGAGTAAATGGTACGTTGATATCTATTAACTCAGCGTCATCCGTAATTATTTCGGTTGGCGGGGTTATACTAGAGCCGTTTACTGATTATAATGTTGTGTCTTCTAGAATCTACTTCGCCCAAGACCCTACACCAGGACTATCGTTCTTTGGTATCTCATTGGGTAAATCTATCGACATTGGCGTACCTAGTGATAACTCTGTTACAAATTCAAAAATAGCCGGTCCGGTCTCAATCGCCAAGGGCGGTACTGGGGCTTCTACGGCAGACTCTGCGCTATCCTCGCTGGGTGGCGGTAGCGTGGGTATTTCAGTATTCAAATCACCCGACGCTACGGCCATTAGAACCCAGTTGAACTTGGGTTCGGCGGCGATAAAGAACGCAGGTACACTGGCTAATAATGTATTACTTTTGGCGGATAATAATAAACTTCCTGTACTTGATGGTTCTAACCTAACTAACCTCCCAGTTATAGGCGGTGGCGGAACGGGTAGTATCGGTGTTGGTCAGACATGGGTAAGCGTACTGGGTTCTAGAAACCTAGGAACTTCTTACTACAACGCCAGCGCACAACCAATTATGGTATCAGTATCGGGATCGGGCTCTAGCACCTCTTCCCCAGGAACAATTCAAGCCACTTGTAATGGCGTAGTCGTGGGTCAGGCTTTTACTAGCGTTTACTCGGGTACTTGGACGGCGGCTCGCGGGTTTGTATCCTTTATAGTTCCTCCGGCGGGTAGTTACTCGGTTTCAGAAATAGGCGCGGGTTCGACCGTAACCGTTTGGTCTGAGCTTAGATAAAGGAAATTGGTAATGCCACATTTTAAAGATACAGAAAACAAATTACACTTTTTATCTGAAGAGGATATTGAGTTTGGAGCCGAGAAGTTTTTACCCCTAGGTTCTAAAAAGATAAAAGACTCAGAAGTTAAAAAACTTCAAGCCACAGAAATTATACCTGATACTTCAGTACAGGCTCAAATTGCAGAAATTGAAGCATCCATTACACCTCGTCGCATAAGGGAGGCGTTAATCTCCACGGCGGGTAAGAATTGGCTCAAGGCTGCGAACGATAAAATTGACGCGATTAGAAAAACCGTAGACGCTAACTAAAGGTTGAATAATGTTAAAAGACGCATTTTCAACGCTCAGTTCTGTTGTCGGGGCATCCGTAAAGGGCGCAGTCTCCGACTACACACCCACGGCGGCAAATATGGGTGGCGCGTTTACTCGTATTGCACAGCAAGGGATTGCAAACCTTTCCTATAGATCTCCAATCTTGGCTGACGTTGCGGCCACGATGCTTCACTCGTTTCAGAGCGAGTTGATACACCGGGATAAGGTCAGGAGTCATGTTTCGTCGGAAGATTCCAACGCGCTCAGAGCAGCCGTTACGGAAAAACTTGGACCCGATACGTCTAAAGAAAAAGTAGACGCTGCGATGACTAAGGTCATTGATAAGATGAGCAAGATAGTTGACGCCGAGGGTATGGAAGCGGCCAAGAAGTCTGATGTCTTTAAAGAGTTTGGTGAGTATTTTAAAAACTTTAAAAAGCCTCTAGAACAGCCTCAGACGCAGCAGAGCGGAGGTTCTAGCGACGCTGAGGGTACGCTGGGTAGGATTGATGTAAACACGTCTAAAACCGCGCAATTGCTTGCAGAAATGGTTCCAGAGGGTGGAATACCCGGAGCGCCATCACAACACCCCGAATACCCGCATGTTCCTGGGCCAACACCTAACCCTGGCTCATTTATCGACCCTATGACCGGGTTGCCTTCTATTAAGGCAGCAGTCGGGTCTATTGGCGGAACGTTCTTGGGTAAGGTTTTTGATGACGCGGTTATCACAAAGTACGCAAACAAAACTAAGTCAAAACTGTTTGGCGTAGAGGATGATTCAGAGGATATTCTTAAGAAGCCCGAAGCCGCTAAACCTGAACCCGTAGTTACGCCTAAACGCGCCGAGGCTTCAAAAGAACGCCAGACCGAGAATATTCAAGAAATATTAAAAGGTATTTCTTTAGACCTTAGTAAACCAGCGTTGCCAGAGAGCTTTGCACCAATTGTTTCAGGTGCTACTCCATCGGTAGAGAGCTTGAATGAGGCAAATTCTAGGGATACTAAACGCGCATCATCAGCGAATAACTTACTTGAACAAATTGTTGATCAGTTAAAGAAACTCAATGATAAAAAGTCTGACCCCGCTGCCGAAGGCTCTGGGTTGGGGCTTGAAGACGTTTTGAAGTCTAAGTCTAAAGTGCTCGGTAAAGTTGGTAATGCGGCTAAACTCGCGGCTCGGTTTGCGGGGCCGGCGGCGTTGGTTGCGTCAGCGGGTGCTGCGGGTTATGGGTTAGGTACTATGATGAACCCCCTTATAGATAAGGGTATTACTGCGGCGTCTGGAGAGGAAAACTCCCTAGGAACTTGGTTGTATAACAAGACACATTCTGATGAGGGGTTAGAGGCAACTAAAAGCACCCCTCCAATAGCGGCGGCTAAGTCTAAGCAAATTGCAGAGATTGAGAAGATGCAGTCCAAGAAGGATGAAGCGTTGACAAAACAATCTAAACCAACAACAAACCCAGTGGTATTAAATACACCCGTAGTTACAAATAATAACAGTACAACGGTAATTGCTACTGCGTCGGTTAGAAATCAAGAATCTACGTTTGAACGAGTTCAGTTTCAAGATTTTTGGCGCAGGGTTGCTTAATTTTTTATAGAGGTTTCGGATGAAGAAATTTTTCAAGACAGATTTAACTTTTATAGTTGAGTTGTTATCGGCAGTATCGTTTTTACTAATGGCGATTTCAATTCGAGTTTCTGAAGTTCTGTCTAATAATATGTCAAATTCAGACTTCTGGATGGTAGTATTTTTTATCTTATCTTGCCTCCAGTTCCTATCACTCAGAACCCAGTACAACCTCCAGATACTTAGGATTAGTATGGCATGGATTGCAGGGTCACTCTGGGTATCACTCGGCCTAGGTTTAACTAATAATATGTTGTCTGTACCGATTATCATGATCGGCCTTTTTAATGTTTACGCCTTTGTAGAGCTTACTCGTAAGGCTACGCCAAATTGGCAAAAATTCTTCCTAGCAAAATAATATCATGTCAATACACTCAAGAGCAGAACTAATCCAGTACGCACTCCGTAAGCTGGGTTCGCCGGTCATAAAAATCGAAGTCGATATGACTCAGGTAGAAGACCGGGTTGATGAGGCGCTCCAATATTTTCAAGACTTCCACTATGATGGAACTGAACGAGTTTACCTGAAACACGCTATTACCGGGTCTCAAATCAACGTCAATAACGCAGCAGGATTCACACCTGGTGAGTTTGTTGTTGGGACTTCGGGTGCTAAGTTTCAAATCGCATCTATCGCGGGTAACGCTATTACGACAAAGGCCGTTTTTAAAGACTCATCCGTAAACGGAACATTTACCGTGGGTGAGGTATTGACGGGACAGACTTCGGGTATCTCGGCTTTATTCGTAAGCAAAGTAACTGGGGATATTGAAAATGGGTATGTGCCTATTTCAGAAATGGTTACGGGTATTGTAAGAGCTATTCCTTGGTGGCATGCTACGTCTAACTCAAACTATATGTTTGACCCCAAGTATCAGGTGATACTGTCGACGTTTCAAACGCTATCTAATTCTTCCCTAATCTATTACTCCCAGTTAATGAGTCATATCTCGTTAATGGACCAACTGCTTAGGCCAATTGACTCAGTTCGCTTTAACCGCAAGACTGGAAAAGTATTTTTAGATTATGACTGGACTGATGCCGAGATTGGGTCATATTTGGTGTTTGAGTGTTATAGGATTCTAGACCCCGAAACCGTTACTTCAATCTACAACGACCGGATGTTGAAGAAGTTAGTGACGGCTAAGATTAAGTTCCAATGGGCTAGCAATACATCTAAGTATGCTGGTATCCAGTTGCTCGGTGGCGTGACTATTGATGCTTCGGCTTTAATGTCACAAGCAGTTGCCGAGATTGATTCAGCCGAGACTGAAATTAGAGACTCATATGAGATTCCCGCAATCGGGTTCGTTGCGTGAAATTTGAATAATTATGACACAAAATATCCAAACAAAACTACCTCGAGGATCCGATAGAAGATCTACAGATAGGAGAAATATTCGTAGACCTATTAAAAGCCGTTATCGTATCGTTAGACTTTATGTGACAATATCCATAATACTGTCGATACTTTCAATACTATTTGAACCCGCTTCTATTCACGCCCAAGTCGTAGGGTCTGCTAATTTACCAATTGCGCTATTTTATACCGCGTTGGGTGTTGGGTTTGTTGCGTTGTTAGATATTTTTATCAACGATATTCTCCCTAATAAATACAGCTTTAAACAGGCATATCTTTATAGACATTTGATCTATATGAGTTTGTCGCTAATTTCGTTCTCGCTATCAGCAGGGCTTCTAATAACTTTCAGTGGGTCTATTCTTGTGGGTAGGTTGTGGTTGGATGGGGTTGTGGCTGCGACGGTTGCGGTTTTAGATATATTTGCAAGGCATAGGAATAAGACATGACTCTAAGGTACGTTCTGGTAATATTGAAAATGGTCATAGCGATGCTATGGCCTATTACTGTTTCTGCGGCAGTAGTCACGGGCGCAGTTGACCCATTTATCGGTATTACTGGGATGCACGTTTTAGTGCTGAGTATTATCTCTACGCTCTCCGGCCTCACCGCGCTTACTATTAGGATTGATAGTGAGTTGAAGCAAGCCGAGAACAATACGTTATCTAGACCTACGCTATTTGTATCGTCTCATATGCTAGGGTCTTGGCTTGCAGGGGTGCTCGCAGTTGCAGTTTCTCAGATTAACAATTTCTCCGTTTGGTCTCAAATATCCATTGTTATTGCAGCATCATTTTCGGGTGCAAAGTTTGTCGAGAAAATATCTGAATTTTATGTTGGTAAGGTTACTAAGGAATAATTTATGTTGACTATTTTAGCTGCTATCCTGGGTTTTGCAGGACCATTTATCCCCGAGTTGATTAAAATCTTCCGGTCTAAACAAGACAACGCACATGAGCTCGCGATGATGGAGTTACAGGCCAAGAACGCCGAGAAAGCACACTTGTATAAGGTTGAAGAGTTGAATTTGAATGCTGATATTAACGAAGCACAAATTATCCGTCAACCCCAGACATCGTTTGGTGTGCAGGTATTGGATGCGGCCAAAGATTGGCCCAAACTTATTGTTGTTCCTATATTTTACCTGTTCGCGCTCCTGGATTTTTTCACGGGTATGGTGCGCCCAGTAATCACGTATTCCGTTGTAGGGTTTTACTTCTTCTACAAGTGGGCGCTTTATGAGTTGGCTTTAAAGGGTGCGGATGGGGTTTGGCAAGTTGCACTATCCACCTCTTGGGGTGAGTCTGACTGGGCGCTGCTTTTGTCTACAGTGTCTTACTGGTTTGGTTCGAGAATCGTGAAAAGTCAGTTCGGCGGTTCAGCTAATACAGGAAAACCCGGTGGCGGCTAATTAAATGGTATTCACCAAAGCATTATCGGCTCTTAAAGAGCCCTTTAAACAACAACCCGAAGCCGCAGTGCCTATGACTGCTTCGGGTGTTCGCCGTGTGCCGGATTTTATTGTTGCGATGCTTATTAAGTTTGAGGGTATGGCCAAGCGCGGCGCTGATGGGTTGATATATCCGTATCACGACGTGGTTGGGTTTCCTACTATTGGGGTGGGTCATTTGTTGTCTAGAGAAAAGTGGGAAGACTTATCAAAATACCCACCTATTACCGAAGCAGAAGCGTATGCTCTTAAATATAAAGACTTAGACCGTTTTGCTGTAGGGGTTTGTTCCTTGGTAAAGTGTAATATAAACGATAATGAGTTTGGCGCATTGGTAATGCTTGCGTTTAATATTGGCCTGGGTAATTTAAAGAACTCTACGCTTCTGAGGAAACTAAACCGTGGCGACTCTCGGGAAGAAGTTGGAGCCGAGTTTTTAAAGTGGGATAAAGCGCAGGGTCAAAAAATTAGAGGATTGACGATTCGCAGAACTTTGGAGATGAAGGTGTTTCTAACACCTTGTTAAAATGGCAACAAATACATATTTTACGTCACATAATCAGGGTAACGAAGCAGAGAATAATCTCTACGAAGGGATGATAATTGAGTCAATCCAGATGACGGGTCAAGACTATTACTATATTCCTCGTGAGTTATCGGATAGGTTTGATCAATTGTTTGGGGAAGATGTTTTGTCCTCATTCAATAATCACGCGGTTATTGAGATGTGGCTTGAAAACTTCACTGGTTATGGTGGAGAATCTGAGATGCTGTCGAAATTCGGCCTAGAAACCCGCGACACTGCGTCATTTATTGTATCCCGTAAACGTTTTGCCGAAGTCGTAGTTCCAATTATGCCAGCTGGTAGAAACGAAAACGTCAAGTGGAGGCCTTGTGAGGGTGACTTGATTTATATCCCTTTTTCGCAATCGTTGATGGAAATTAAATTTGTTGAAGATGAGTATCCTGGGTTCTACCAGTTAAAGAAAAAGTATGTATGGGCTTTGCGTTGCGAACTTGTACAGATGAATAATGATAAATTCAACACCGGTATTCCAGAGGTTGACGATACGTTTGGTCAGAATATAAATCGGTTAAATAATACAATTCAACTTGAAGATGGCTCTACGTTGCAGTGGGAAGACGGCGGGTCTGTTATCAACGATGAGTACGAAGTTTCCGCCCCTTATAACGACTTGATTGGGTATGGGGAGAATGAGGTTATCAAGAAAGAATTTATGGATATTATGGACTTCAGTTCCTCAGACCCTTTTAATGAACGGTTTTAACTAAATGCTTACCAAAACTCCTTGGTACCACGGAACTACCCGCAAAATGGTTGTCGGGTTTGCTGGCCTGTTTTCGAATATCTTTATTCAGACTAAAAACGCCCAAGGCGTTACAAAGAAGATCGTAAACGTTCCGTTGGCTTATGCTAATAAAGAGAAGTTTATCGTTCGCCTACAACAAGACCCTGGGTTGAATGAGGATGTGCAGGTTTCGCTACCACGGATGAGTTTTGAGATTGTTGGGTTTGAGTATGATTCAAACAGACAGATTAACAAAATTCAAAAGAGCAATCTCGTAAAGAACGATAAATCCGCGTATCAGTTTGCACCCGTTCCGTATAACCTAACCTTTAACCTCTATACGTTTACACGGACGCAAGAGGATAATTTGCAGATCCTGGAGCAGATTGTTCCGTACTTTACCCCAGACATGAATTTGTCTATTAAAGTTATGCAGAACCCAGATGTTGTTCAGGATTGTACATTGATAATGAATGACGTAAATATTGACGACCAGTATGATGGTGGGTTTGAGGATCGGCGGTATATTATTTCGACCTATACGTTCACGATGCAGATGAACTACTACGGGCCTATCCTGGGTACGTCAGACCCTGAGAACCACTTTGAATCAGGCGCAGGAGTTTCGGTTATTAAGAAAGTAATCACCAACCTCAACCAGACTAAATATACGGCTACCGTAGACCCGTTTGCGGCCAATAGCACCGATGTTCACCAAATCCTTGAGAGTTGGAGTGAACGGGGTGGGCCGGATGATTTTGATACTAATGTGACAATATGACAACACCTAAAATTGATAAATCCCTATCCGATATTTTTAACGTCGAACTGACAAAGACTGATAAAAGTATTGAAGCATTGCAACTTGAAGCGAAGCAAGAGGGTTTGTCGTCTTTGGAAAAACAACGCCAGTATGTTTTGAATAATTTGGTGGAGATGATTGAGAACGGTAAGAAGTTGTTATCTAATATGACAACCATCGCAAACTCCACCGAACAGGGTAAGGATTTTGAGATCGCGTCTAAGCTAATTTCTACCATCGTGGATACTAACGTTACGTTGCTTGATTGTGAGGTTGCGCACGCCAAACCCCAAGAGAGCAAATCGGGCGAACCTAGTACAGTTACAAATAATACAGCAGTGTTTGTGGGTACGACGAGCGACTTGTCTAATTATCTTAAACAGACAACTATTGACGCTAAAAACTAGAACGTTAAATAGTTATATATTCTTTAAACTGATGAGCTTATGAGCAACCAAGAAAAATCAATTCGCGACAAATATTTTGCAGGAGAACTGTTTCGCTACGGTGAAATAGTAGAGGACGTTAATACTGGGGCTAAGATGAAAATCTTGGACCGAGGCTCTAACTACGTCACTGTATCTTGCAACGGTAATGTTGAAAAACGTTGGCTCAACGAGGTCAAAGAAGAAACTGTTATTGAAACGCCAGTTGAAGTTGTTGAAGCACCAAAAGAGTTTGAAATTTTAGAATCTGGTCAAATTAAAATGTTTGGTCACGATACGCTTAATTTTGATGCCGAACTTTCTACGCTCGTTATTGAGCAGT